ATGACCACTGGCGAAACCATCTGGCAATCTGCCCAGAATCTATTGAGGTCTTCCGAAAACCTCGACAAGCTCTGCGAGGCATTCAGTGTGATCGAATGCGACGAGAAGAAACTTGTTATCGAGCATTCTGATGAAGGTTCGCAGGATAATGGATGGATATATCCAGTCTGGGAGGCTTATTACAAAGTCAGGCAGGCACCAAACGGAAAAAAGAGGGATGTCGGTTGGATAACTCTGGCCATCCAGCTTACCTGCGACGTTGGCGTTGAGGGTGACTGGCAACACGGAAAACGCGCCAAGGTTCTGGCGGGGTATTCGCCGTCCAAGGATTTCGACGACGCATGGGGATTTGATAGCGAAGACCCCAACTCGTCAGGCTATGTCGATGAGTGCACCACCGACGAGTATCGCTGGCTTCATTCAGACAAAGTAAGCTGGTTCTTCGCAGTTCCTCTTGACGCGCTGACTAGCACAGATGACGTGGAAAAATATATCACCACGCCGATGCGTCGACTTGTGCAGGACGAAACCCCTGATGAGGTGCTTGGAGCGATCCGCAACAATCTGTGTCTGCCACCGCAAGCTTGATACCTCGCAGCCGGATCGGGATCGCGCGCCCGATCCGGCCTCCTGCGCAGATTTCGCTGCCGCCGCGCCCACCTCGGCTATCGACAGACTCCGCTCATTCGGCGGCTAACCCGACTCCTTCCGCCACCTCATGCAATTGTGACGGCGGCAGCAACATGGCCTCCAACTCGGCCTGATCGGTGCTGACGGGGGCAAAGTCCCACTGATCGACGCCGACATTCACCTGACCCTCGGCGCCGCGCCAGCGGGTATGGACATGACCGAAAAGCTGGATTGCCCCATCTCGCGCGCCGTTCCAGGTGACCAGCGGATAGTGACACAGGACGAAGCGGCGCTCTCCGATGCGGATTTCGACCAGATCGTGAACCGAGGCCCACGGCAGCGCTCGCACCAGCCAGTCGGGATCGTGGTTGCCGCGCACCAGATGCTTCCGCCCCGGCAGCGCGGCAAAGGCCGCCTGCGCGGCCATGCGCCCGGCCTCGGTCTCGCAGGCGGCGAAATCGCCGATGATCCACAGGTCGTCATCGGCTCCGACAACGCCGGCACGGACGATCATCGCGGCACCCATCGCCTCGATCGAGGCAAAGGGCCGGCGAAAGAAGCGCCGCACCGGGTCGTCTGCAAAGTGTGTGTCGGCAGTAAAGAAATGGGCCATGCACGATCTTTGTTGGCTGGCACGGGGTGGCTCTGATGCTGCAACCGCGCGCCGACGTCATCCATGGTCCAAGGTGGGGTTGCAAGCGTACCCAAGGGGCTGCGATGGTATTCTGGATCCGCGAGCTTCTGATCCGGCAACGCAGGCAGACGATCAACACCCTGCGTGGGGCCTGATCCATCGCGGGTTTCCATCACGACGATGCAGTAGACCCTCGAGCTTGAGGACCGCGGATCGCTCTCTCGGGCACTGGCAGAAACAAGCACGACCCGAACACAAGCATTTCGGGTTCGGATCGGCCCATTTCAGTTATCTGGTGTCTAGCGCACCCGCTTGTCGGCGACCGACCACACCACCGACCCGATGGTCAGCATGGCACCGATGACAGGTTCCACGTCGGAAGCCTGAATGTAGCCCTTGGCGACCAGCGCGGTGCCCGCGACGGTCAGAACCTGGCGGATGAGCGCCAGAATGGCAGGTTTCAGCATGGAAAGATCTCCTGATCAGGCTTCGTTGGTGGTGGTGAGGAGTTCGCCAGGCTTCATCGTCGGCAGAGGCCGGGCACGAGGCGGAACGGTGGCGGGCCAGCGGGCGCCGAGCAGACGGGATCTGGCGATGCGGGCGATGGTGATGGCGTCGGACTGGTTGCCGCCCAGCACATGGAAATGCGTGTCGTCCTGACCCACGGCGAAGCCGACATGACCGCCGGATCCGCGCGAGAAGACCAGCACCGCGCCGGGGGTGGGCGTGACCTCCTGCCCGAACAGCAGCCAGTTGCGTGCCCAGTACGGATTGCTGCCGAGCGCGCCGAGCAGCGGCTCGTCGGGCAGGGCGATGCGGATGCAGGTCTCGACGAAGTCGCCGCACCACGGGTTTCTGGACGGATCGCCGAGGCCGCGTCCATCTCGCTTCAGCCAGCCCATCAGCCAGGAGCGATCGCGGACCTCGTGACGGCCCAGCGCGGATCTGGCTTCGATGATCCACGGCCACGGCAGGATCGAGGCCTCCGTCATCAGGTCGATCCAGCGGCCCTTCTCGTCGAGATGCTGGCGCGCGTAGAGCGGCAGGCCCATGGTGTTGGCCGCCTCGAGCAGGTTGGCGGGGCCGCCATAGGTGGTGAAGGTGTCCATCGTGCCGAGCGGGAAGGCGATGCCTTCGTTCGCCGGGACCAGCCGCTCGGTCGCCTTCGTGGAGAGGGTCACGGCGCCCGCATATTCCTCGAAGACGATCCCCGCGAAGGGGAAGTTGCGGCGCATATCCTGGCGGAGCGGCTGGGCGCCGGTGGCGGCGTAGAACTTGTACGCCTCCTCGGTCTTGGGATGGGCGATCAGCTTGTCGAAGAACTCGCGGCTGACGAGTGCGTGCACGTTGGTCATGCTTTCGCCCAGCAAGTTGTCCTCGACCGCCCGCAGCACCTCGCGCACCTTGCCCTGCACATCGGTGCCGGCGGTGCCGAGGACGAAGTCCACCGAGATCTGGGTGAGCCCGAATTCGGTGAAGTAGTTGTAGAGTATGGTGCCCGCGCCGTCCTTCACGATGCCGCGGAGCGCGTTCATCTCCATGTATTCGCGGGTCTGGGCGTGCTTACGCCGCATCAGCAGCAGCTTGCGGTTCATGACCTCGACCAGCGGATCGGCGGCGTCGAAGGCTCCCAGTGCGGGCTGCCCCTGGATGTCGGCGGGCAGGATGACATCGTCATGCGGGATCCACGGCAGGGCGAAGCTGCGCATCGATCGGCCCTCGCGGGTGCCGACCGTGGCCGGGCCGCCGAGCGGCACCGAGGGCAGCAGGTTCAGGACGCCCTCATACTGCTCGATGATCACCGAGCGCTGGCTGACCCCTTCGAAGCGGAACAGGCCGAGCTGGGCGAGGCGGGTATAGGGGTTGGGCAGGATGTTGATGGCCTGCGTCATCTCGGCCAGCGAATAGCCGCCGGCGTCGAAGGGGTTGCGGACGAGGGTCATGGACGGGCTCCGGAGAGAAGGGGGTGGGCGGTGAAGGGTCGGTGACGCGAACCGTCAGACGCCGTCGCGGGCGATGATGCCGGCGCTCGCCAGCTGTCCGAGCTTGGCGGTGATCTTGGCCGCATCGTTGACCGTGGCCTCGTAAGCGAGCGCGGCGCGCGAAACGATGGCGGGGCCGCGGGCCACGACGATACCGACTGCATCCGCGAGGGTGGCGTTCACGGGATAGAGCAGGACGCCGACGGCGGTCTGCGCACCATCTGCGCCGGTCGCGGCCGAGAGGGTGTACTTGCCGTTGACGGTGATCCTGCCGAGGACCGACCCGGCTGGATAGGGCATGCCCATCAGCAGCGTCACGGTTTCGCGGGTGTAGTTCGGGTTGACCTCGTATTTGAGGACGTCGCCCATGCTGGGCGGTTCCGTCAGGACGGGCATGGTTCAGTCTCCGGAATGTTTGGGGATCGAGAGGCGTCGGATCAGCGCGAGGCGGCGGCGGCCTTCTTCGCGGCCGCAACGATCGGGCTCTCCCTGGCTGTGGCGGCCGGAGCCGTGGCGACGATCCCGGCGGCATCGCTGCGGGCGGCGAGATCGGCCAGCACCTTCGCACGCAGCGCCTCGGGCTTCAGGCCGCGCGTGACCGCATCGGCCGCGTCGATGGTCACACCCAGCCGCGCGGCCTGCGCGCAGACCTGCGCGACTTCGGCCGCCTCGGCGCGGATGGCATCGACTGAGGGCATCGCGTTCGCGCCCGGTGTCTCGGCTGCAGGGGACGCGGCCGGTGCCGGCGCGGCGGCGGGCTGTTGCAAAGCGGCCGGCGGATCATCATCGGAGTCGGTGCTCATCGGGGGGGCCTTTCCTTTCGGGGTGATGTGGCGGTGTGTGGTGGGACGGCTGTCGCAGGGCGCGGCGGCGAAAGCGCGGAAGGCGGTGACGGGATCGGCCACTTCGTCGGCAAGACCGGCAAGGACGGCCGCCTCGCCGCGGAACACGGCGGCTTCGGTGGAGAGCGCCCGCGCGGCGTCGATCCGGTCGCCACGGCCATCGGCCACGGTCCGGGCGAAGAGCACACGGAGGTTCTCAAGCTCCGCCTGCATCTGATCGCGCACGACTGCCGGCAGCGGCTGCCAGGGGTTCGCATCGACCTTGCGCGCCCCGGCATGGACCAGGGTGACGGCGATGCCCTTCTGATCCAGCGCGCTGCTCATGTCGGTATGCAGGGCGACGACGCCGATGCTGCCGACGGCACCAGTGCGCGGCAGGATGATCCGGTCCGCCTGCGAAGCCAGCGCATAGCCGGCCGAGAGCGCGTGTTCGGCGACGAAGGCGCGGACCGGCTTTTGCGTCCGCGCGGCGCGGATGCGATCGGCCAGATCGAATGCCCCCGCCACCTCGCCGCCAAAGCTGTCGACGTCGAGGGCGATGCCGCGCACGCCGGGGTCCGCCAGCGCGGCCTGCAGTTGGGCCGCGATGCCCTCGTAGGACGTCAGCCCCGAGGATTGTCCGATCCACGCGCCCCGATGCACGAGCGTGCCGGCGATCTCGATCACGGCGATGCCGTCCACCAGCGCATAGGGCTGGATGCCATTGCGCTGGCGGCGCTGGGCGAGGTCATTGCCAAACAGCGACGCGCGGGCGGGCAGGGCGGCGCCCGCCTGATCTGCAGCAGCGACCTCCAGTCCGTGCAAGGTGATCTCCCGTCCGGTAATGCGCGGCCCCAGCCCCGAGAGGAAGGCCAGAGCCTTGGCCGGCTCCACCATCAGCGGCGTGTTGAAGGCGCGCTGGGCAATCTGGACGTGATGCATCACTCGTCCTCCTCGGGATCGGGCTTGGCGTCCGCATCCTCCGGCTCATCTTCGCCCTCGCCGGTGTTCCGCGGGTCGGCACCGGCATCGCCATCCCCGTTGCTGCCTGCTGCGCCCGGCCCCTTTGCCGGGGATCCCGGACGGCAGAAGTCGAGGCCGAGCGCCAGCTCGCGTTTGCGTTCCGCGGCGATTTCCCGATCGACCTGCTCGGCGTCGAAGCCGCGTTCCGACAGCGCCTGGGTGCGGGATTTGAGCCCCGCCTCGATCTGCAGGATCTCGGCCGAGGCGTCCTTCATCGGATCGACCCAATCCCATTTGGTGGGTAGCCACGCGCAGGCCTGATAATGTTGCCGCCGGCTGTCGTAGCCGGGCAGGTCCAGCGCGCCCGACAGCACCGCCACATCCATCCAGCGTGACCAGACGGCCCGGCAGAGCTGGAAGACCATCACCGAATGCTGGAAAGCGGAGATGCGACGGCGGAAGTCGACGAGCGCGATCCGCGTGTTCGAAAAGTTGCCCTTCGCCGTGTCTCCGGTCAGATAGCCATAGGGCACGCCCAGCGCCGCGCCGATCTGCAGCAGCGTGCGGTACTGGAAGGGCTCATAGGTCGAGCCGGAATCCGGCGTGGCCGGGGTCGAGACATCCTCGCCAGGATCGAGGCGCACCACCTGGCCGGGCTCGACCTCCAGATCCTCTTCGGCGGGTTCAAGCGCGGTCTCCGGCGCCGGCGAGGTGATGAACATCGCGAACATTGCCGCGATCTTCTTCCGTTCGAGCTCGGCATCGTCATAGAGGTCCAGCGTGAACAGCTTCACGATGGCGGCGGCAAAGCGCGACACCCCGCGCAGCTGCCCGGCCTCGACCGGGTCCAGCACATGGATCACCTCCGAGGCTGGCACCCGGACGGTTTCCCCCGCAAGCCCCGGATCAGTCAGGTCGCCGGGATGACGGCGCAGGAAGTGGTAGGCGACGCGGCGGCCGATCGGATCGAACTCGATCCCCTGACGGATCATCCCGGCGCCGGGCAGGGTGCGGTTCATGTCGAGCGGCAGCATCTCCGATGGCAGCATCTGCAACTGCAGCGGCACGGTCAGGCCGTCCTCGGCCCGCCGCATGCGGATGCGGACGAACACCTCGCCCGAGAGGAACACCTCACGCGCCGCCCGGCGCTGCAAGCCATAGAAATCCGTCAGCCCTTCGGCATCGGCATCGTCGGTCCAGGCCAGCCACAGCGCCTGCAGCTGTTCCTTCAGCGCCGCGTCGGTGATGGAACTGGACGGCTTGATGCCATCGCCGACGACATTGCTGGCGAAGGATTCCACGGCATTGGAGGCATAGCCGTTGTTGCGGACCAACCAGCGCGCGCGGGCGGTGATCGTGTCGCCGGAGGCGGCGATCAGCGTGTTCACATGTGCGCGGCTGGCGCGGAAGCCGCGCATCCGCCGGTGCGACTGCGCCGCGTCAAACCCGCCAATGATGCTGCCGATGCGCTGGCGGAAAGCCTCGAACGCCATGGATCACAGGCCCTTCGAGGCGAACGTGCCCCAGCGCCGACGGCGCGGGGCTCCGGAGGTGGCAGTGGAAATCCGGGTTTCCAGATCGCTGATCGCCGTCGCCAGTTCCGCGTCCGAGCCATAGGCGATGGTCTTGCCGTCATAGCTGACCGAGCGGACGCCCGCGTAGCGCGCCTCCTGCAGCGCAGCCCGCAGGGCACGCATCCGTTCCAGATCCATCTCAGTCCCTCATGAAGCTCGGCGTGTAGGCCCGGCGTTTCCGCCGTGGCGTGGTCAGGGATCCGGCCTTCGGCTGGGCCGGTTCAGGCGTGGCAGTTTCGGTCGGCACGGCGCTTGGCATTCGCGTCTCCACCCCCGCCTGCGCCTCGAGCCGCCGCCAGGTGGCCTCGTCCCAGCGGTCGGTACCGAGGATCCATGCCGCGGCACGGGCATAGACCCGGCAGTCGAGCGCCTCGTTCCGCTCGCGCATCTTCTGCCATTCCTGATGGGCGTAGCCGCGCTTGTTGCGCAGCGTGACCAGCTGTTCGGCGACCAGCTGCTTCAGCCATTCGGTGTCGATCCACTCGGGCAGATGCACGGTGCCGGGCGCGTCGACGACGCCCAGCGCCCGGTCTTCATCCGAGGGGCGATCTAGCCGCAGGAAGCGGTAGGTCTCGGTCTTGAACGTCGCTGTTGCCACCGACCACAGCCGTGCGCCGCGCCGCAGACGTTTGCCGCCGATGGTGGCATCGACAAAGGTCGGCCCGGACACCGGCGCGGCCCGGTTGAAGCCCTCGAGCCCCTTGATCGGTGCGACCTGATCGAAGCCCTGCCTGCGCGCCCATGCGTAAACCGCCGCCGCCTCATAGCCGGTGTCGATGGCAAGCCGGGCGATGGGCATCACCGCGCCGTTGGCATGGGTCCAGGTGCGGCCGAGCAGGGCGGTCAGCTTGTCCCAGCAGGCCGGATCATCCGGGCCGCCGGGGATGACTATGTGGTCCACCAGCCAGCTTTCCAGACCCCGGCCCCAGGCCCAGACATCGACCTCGACCCGGTCCTTCTGCACGTCGGCGCCGGCGGTCAGGAACAGCCCGCTTGCGGGGATCGAGGCGCCCGCACGGGCTTCACGCCGGTCCGCCAGCCGCTGCCATTCAGGCGCATCGCCGCTTTCGACCCATGTCTCGCCCAGAAGCGTGTTGCGCGCCGCGCGCAGCATCTCCTCGGAGCCCTGCGCCGCGAGCCAGTCCCGCGCGATGTCGGCCCAGCTCTTCCAGCCCAGCGGCGAATAGAGCGCTGAGAGGTGGAAGCCGATGGCATTGGGATCACCCCCGACCGCCGTCGCCCGCCATTCGCCGCGAGCCAGCATGTCCATCTTGTGGTGCTCGGCGATGGGCCGCTCACAACCCTCGCAATGGTAGATGGCAGTTTCGGGTTTCCCCTTCGCCCAGCGCAGGCGCTCGAACTGCAGCCATTGCATCGCCCCGCAATGGGGGCAGGGCACGAAGTAACGCCGCTGGTCACTGGCTTCGAACTCGCGCTCAATGCGGCTGAGCCCCCGGATCGTCGGGGTCGAGACCATGAACACCTTGCGCCGATGCGCGAAGGTGGTGGTCCGCGCCTCGGCCAGCGTGACCGGATCGCCTTCCTCGTCGGCGGACGCCGGATAGGCGTCGACCTCGTCGAGGAACACATAACGCGCGGGCATCGAGCGCAGGCCGGTGGCCGAGTTGGCGCCGGTCAGCACCAGGATGCCGCCGGGGAATTCCTTCGACAGCATCGAATTGCCCGCGTCGCGCGACCGGGCCGGGTTCACCCGCTCCCGCAGCGCCGGGCTGTCGGCGATCAGCGGATCGAGCCTTCCGCGCGAGGAGCGCTTCGCCATCTCCACCGTCGGCAGCACCGCCAGCATCGGCCCCGGCGCGTGGTGGATGACGAAGCCGATCCAGTTGTTGCCGGCCTCGGTCGCACCCACCTGCGCGGCCTTCATGAAGCTGATGCGCTGCGCCGGGTGGCTGGGCGACAGCGCATCCATGATGCCGCGCAGATAGGGGGTACGGGCGGTGCGGTACCGCCCAGGCTCGGCCGAGGCGCGCGAGCTGAGCCAGCGGTGCTGGTCCGCCCATTCCGATACCGTCAGGTTCGGGTCAGGCCGCATGCCCCGGCGCCAGGCGCGCAGGATGTCCTCGGCGCCGTCGAAGCCGAGGTCGAGGCCTTCGGTCAGATCCCTGTCCGTCAGGTCGTCATCATTACCCGAGGGACACCCGGAGATCGGCGAGGGCGTCGAGCTGTTCGCGGACATGGGCTTCGAGCACCCTCTGCATGATCGCGGTCGCGATCGTCACCGATGCCCCGGTCTGCCCCTCCACTTCCGCCATGATCTGCGCCGCCATCAACGCCGCCACCCGTCCGGGCCAGGTCACCCAGACATCCCGTTCCTGCCGCGCCAGCCGGAACACCAGCGTCTCGGCCTGGGCACGGTCGACGAGCGTGCCCTTCTTCTTCTGGATCGCCAGCTGGCGCTCCTGGGCCTGATAGACCGTCAGCGCCGTTCGTGCCTTCAGATAGGACGAGCTGTCCGCCGGCCCCGAGAACCCGGCATCGCCGCCGGTGCTGCGCCGCTGCTGATCGGGATCGGTCATCTCGGCCCGGCGCGCATCGGAGGCTGCGGCGTTGATCGACCCGTCGCCGTGGACCACCAGCCGTCCGGTCTTGCGCGCCTTCTGGATCGCTCCGCGCGACAGCCCGGAATGGACCGAGTACTCCCGCTCGCTCATCCCTTCCATGGTCGTGTCCGTTCCGATCAAAGCAATGACATTGCTTGCTATTCAGTTGATTACGCTCGCGCGCAGAGCGAGTCTGATCCGGACGGAACGACGCAACTCACCAAGCAAGGGCCTGCCATGACCACCCGTCGTGCCACCGCTTCCAACGACAGCGCCTTGGCCGCGTTCCTCGCCGCCAAGGCCGACATCGACAGCATGCTGGAGCGCCTGACCGTGTTCAGCGACGACCATTTCGGGACCCAGCCCGACGAGATCACCTGGGGCGATGTCGGGACGCTGCAGCACTACGCGGGCCTGCTGCGTCAGATCACCGACCGCGCCTTCAGGGAAGGCGAACACGCCGCCTGACGGGGCGTCCCGCCTGCCCAGTGCCCCGCCATCGCGGGGCGTGAATCCGTAGAAGGCTGCGCAGCCTGCGCGCCGGATCAACGGAGCCAACGATGTCCAGTCTCACCGAAACCCAGAGCCTGATCCTGACCGCCGGGGCCCGGCGCCCGGGCAATCTCGCCCTGCCGCTGCCCGGAAGGCTGGCCGGTGCGGCCGCAAAGATGGCGGTCGGCAGGATGATTGAGCGCGGCTGGCTCGAGGAGCTCGAGGCCGACCGGCGCCGGGGCGAGCCGCTCTGGCGCGAGACCGGCGACGGCCACGGCACCACGCTGGTGGTCACCGTGGCAGGTCTTATGGCCATCGGGATCGAGCCGGTGGTGGCCCATGCCGTCGCCAGTGCGCGGAATGCGAAGCCGGCGCCGGAACCACAGCAGGCGACCGAGGCAGCTGACACCGCGAAACCTGTCGCTATTCGCGCGGGCACGAAGCAGGCGCAGATCATCGCCATGCTCCAGCGCCCCGAAGGCGCCACCGTCGCCGAGATGGTCACGGCAACGGGATGGTTGGCTCACTCGGTTCGAGGGTTGATCTCGGGTGCGCTGAAAAAGAAACTGGGCCTGCCCATCACCGCCGAGAAGGTCGAGGGCAGGGGGACGGTCTACAAGCTGGCTATCGCTTGAGCCTTCCCTGACTGCCGAACTGCGCCGCAGCCCCGACCGGGCGCCGCTCGTTCATTGCCACGACAGAAGATCGCGGGCCGCCGCCTGCAGGATGTCCTGCGCCATGCGCGGTTCACAGGTGTAGATCCCGCCCGGTTCCGGATCGCCGACATTGTCTTCGAACCACGCCCGTCCTTCGTCCGAGATCGGACGCAGGACGACGATGGTCCCGTGATCGTTGATCTCGATATGTTGCCAGCCGTCGGACACGGGCCAAGGCTACCAACCGTGGGCCTGACACGCCAGCGGTCCGGTCAGACCCGTCGCCAGCGTTCGAACAGCCTGCGCAGAACATACCCGCGGACCAGCGAGACGCCGGTGAAGGCAAGACCGATGGCCAGCTGATCGCCCAGAGCGATGTGGAGGTCGAATACCGGGAACACCAAGATCTGCATCCCGACCGCCAGCGCATAGCCGACGATCACGTTGGTCGCGGCCTCGACCAGAGACATCCGGCGCGACTGGGTCATGCCGGTTTCCGCCTGCGGCGCGGCTGGGTCTCGGCCGCATCCTGATGGCCGACGCGACCGGCTGTCCGCCCCGTTGCCAGTTCCCACCGCCGTACGGCGACATCACAATAGACCGGGTCCAGTTCCATGGCGAAGCAACCTCGCCCGGTGCGTTCGGCCGCAATGATCTGCGTGCCTGAGCCGCAGAAGGGTTCGAACACCAGGTCGCCGGGGTCTGAGAACGCCGTCAGCACCGCCTCGACCAGCGCCACCGGAAAGACGGCCGGGTGCGATCCGGCCGCGCCGAGCCCGCCCTTGTGGCGCATGATGCGGAAGACGGAGTCAGGAATGCGGTGGCTCTGGATCGCGTTGCCGCTGCCGGTCTTGGCCTGCACCGTGCCGTCAGCACCGCGCAACCCGCCGCCGCCAAGCGTCTCGCCGGCGTGCTTGCTTTCGACCGTTTTGTTCGGCTTCCGCGGCTGGCGGTTGAAATGGAAGATGAACTCGTGCGAGGGCGCAAGGCGCCCTTGCCAGTCGCCGGGAAGGCCCGGCCCCTGGTCCCACACATACCAGCCGAAGCGCCGCCAGCCGGATTTGCGCATCCAGTCCACCCAGCCTTCCCAATACGGGATCCATTCGCTGTTGCGATGGACGAGGCCGAGGTTCACCAGCAGCTGGGCTGCCTCGCTGACCGGTGCCGCGGCGAAGACGCCCTGCATCAGCGCCTCCCAGTCGCCGACCTTCTCCTTCGCCGCGCCATAGTGGCGCTGCTGGGCATAGGGCGGGGAGGTGAACATGAGCGAAGCCTTCGCGCCCTCCATCAGCCGCGCCACTGCGTTCGGATCGGTGGCATCGCCGCAGATCAGTCGGTGATTGCCCAGCGCCCAGATGTCGCCGAGCCGGGTGATCGGCTCGGCTGGAGCTTCGGGGATGGTGTCGGCCGCGTCGTCGTCGATGGGCGCGCGGTCGTTGTCGGCGTCCTGCAGCAGGGCGTCCAGTTCGTCCTCGGGGATACCGATCAACCCGAGGTCGAAATCCTCCGCCAACAGCCCGCGCAGTTCCTCGAGCAGCAGCGCCTCGTCCCACCCGCCCAGATCGGTGAGCTTGTTGTCGGCGATGCGGTACGCCCGGCGCTGCGCGTCGGTCAGATGGTCGAGTACGATCACCGGCGCCTCGGCCAAGCCAAGGTACGCGGCGGCGAAGACGCGGCCATGGCCGGCGATCAACTCGCCGTCGGCGGCTACGAGGCAGGGAACGGTCCAGCCGAACTCGGCCATGCTGGCCGCGATCTTCGCCACCTGGTCGGCGTCGTGGGTCTTGGCATTGCGGGCATAGGGTTTGAGGCGGGCGAGCGGCCAGTGTTCGATCCGGCCGGGCAGGAGGGGCGCGTTCATGCCGCGAGCCGCCTAGCCTTGAGGGTGGCGAAGCTCTCGCCAGTCTCGGCCAGCATCGCGTCCTCGCCGGTGAAAGACTGCCAGCGCTCGACCGCCACGTCGACATAGGCGGCGTTCAGCTCCACGCCGAAACAGACGCGGCCGGTGGTTTCCGCCGCGATCAGCGTGGTGCCGGATCCCATGAACGGTTCGAACACCGCCTGTCCGGGGCTGGAATTGTTCAGGATCGGGCGGCGCATGCATTCCACCGGCTTCTGGGTGCCATGCACGGTGTCGGCATCCTGATCGCGGTTGGCGATGGCCCAGAGCGTCGTTTGCTTCCGATCTCCTGCCCAATGCCCCTTGCCCTTGGCCCGCACCGCATACCAGCAGGGTTCGTGCTGCCAGTGATAGTCGCCGCGGCTCAGCACCAGCCGGTCCTTGGCCCAGATGATCTGCGACCGGATGGCAAAGCCAGCGGCGGTGAGGCTTTCGGCCACGGTCGCCGCGTGCAGCGCGCCATGCCAGACATAGGCGACATCGCCAGGGAACAGCGCCCATGCCTCGCGCCAATCCGCCCGGTCGTCGTTCAGCACCTTGCCGGTGCGCTTCGTCTTGGCGGCACCCGCCTGGTTGCGCCAGGAGGGATCGTACTCCACGCCATAGGGCGGATCGGTCACCATCAGCAGCGGCTTCACCTCGCCGAGCAGCCGCCGGACCACATCGGCCGAGGTGCTGTCGCCGCAGATCAGCCGATGCGCGCCCAGCTGCCAGAGATCGCCCGGCACGGAGACCGGCGTGACCGGTGGTTCGGGAATGTCGTCCTCGCCTTCGACCGGGCCGTCGCCGCCCAGCGCCTCGGGATCACGCAGGAGCGCATCCAGATCCTCGTCGGTGATCCCCAGCAGCGTCAGGTCGAAGTCTTCCGCCAGCAGCCCCGCGACCTCCTCGCGCAGCATCGCCTCGTCCCAGTCGCCCAACTCCGTCAGCTTGTTGTCGGCGATGCGGTAGGCGCGGCGCTCGGCCTCGTCGAGATGACCAAGCCGGATCACCGGCACGTCCTTTAACCCGAGCAGGGTGGCGGCCAGCACCCGGCCATGGCCGGCGATCAGCTCGCCATCGTCGGCCACCATGCAGGGCACGGTCCAGCCGAACTTCGCCATGCTGGCGGCGATCTTCGCCACCTGGTCGGTGCCGTGGATCTTGGCATTGCGGGCATAGGGCCGCAGCCGATCGAGCGGCCAGGTCTCGATCTGGCTCGGCGTGAACACCAGGTCCATGGGGCGGGTCTCGGCTGTGGGGCAGGGCGGGCAGGGCGATGCGAGCCGACAGGACGGCAAGCGGCAGGATCGGCATCCGCGATGTCGGGAAAACGAAAGCGCCCGCGAGGGGTTTCCTCCGGGCGCAATTCTTCGATGGTCAAGGGGTAGGTCAACGGGGGCAGGTCTGTCAATCGGAAAACTGCTGTGGATTCAACGACCTTCCGGCGCAGTGGCTTCCGCGGAGTGGATTCCGGTCAAGATGGCTTCCTTGCTGGCTCAGGTGGATTCCGCAAAAGAATCCAGCACGGCGAGATCGCGATTCGGTAAGCCTTTGATGATGAATCGCTTTTCCCACGATCACGCGGCAGGTGGATTCCGGGTGGATTCCCCGGTGAGGAAGCCAGTCGCTAGCAAACCGTCGCGCTGCGCCCCCCCGCATACGTTCGGGCCGGGGAGGAACCAAGAGTGGGGGAGGGAATCAGCCAAGCCGAAAGGCAAGTAGATGGCGCATCAAATCGAAATCGCTCCGGTCAGACAGCAGGTCTGGTTGGTCAGCCTCCGTATTAATTTTGCACGTGATCCATCATCAACTGTGCTCCTGACGTTCGGGTAGCGCAAAAAGTCAGAGTGGTATGTTTCATTCCGCCCCCGGAAGAACTGGAAGTCCCAATTCTCTCAGAAACGAGTTGTGATTCGACGTTGCTTCCCGGATCTGGTCTTCGATCGCGACCAATTCCCGCTGCGTTGCATCCAGGTCTATTTCAGCCTCAGCCACAGCGGTGCTGATGTATCGGGAGATGTTGAGGTTGAAGCCCTCCTCGGCGATGCGCTCCATGCTCACGCGCTTGGAGTAGCGGTCCTCTTCCTTGCGGAACTGGTACGTCTCGATGATCTTTTGAATGTCATTCGGCTTGCCATCTAACCCTTCGCGCAGGCGGTTCTGCCGCTTGCCTTTTTCATAGTGCTCGGCCGCGTTGATGAAGAGCACATCATCCGGCTTCTTGCACTTCTTCAGAACGAGGATGCAGACCGGGATGCCAGTCGAATAGAAAAGGTTCGCGGGCAGGCCGATGACCGTGTCGATGTGACCGTCCTTCAGCAGCTTTGTGCGGATGCGCTCCTCTGCCCCACCTCGGAACAGCACGCCGTGCGGCAGGATGATGGCCATCACGCCCTCATCCTTCAAATAGTGGAAACCGTGCAGGAGGAAGGCGAAGTCTGCGGCGGACTTGGGCGCCAGCCCATGGTTCTTGAACCGCACATCGTCGCCCATCACTTCGGTCGGCTCCCAACGGAGGCTGAAGGGCGGATTGGCCACGATGGCATCAAACGAGGGTTTCTTCGCAGGGTTTAGCTCTCGCAGGATGTCCCAGTCATTGTTCAGCGTGTCGCCATGGTAGATTTCGAATTCCGTGTCTTTCACGCCGTGCAGCAGCATGTTCATGCGAGCGAGGTTATAGGTGGTGATGTTCTTTTCTTGCCCGTAGATTTTTCCGATGCCATGCGGTCCCATGCGCTTCCGGACATTCAGCAACAGCGAGCCGGAGCCGCACGCGAAATCGAGCACACTGGCGAGGCGCTCTTTCTTTCCGGTTGCGGGTTCCTGGCTGTCCAGCGTCACGATCGCGGAAAGGATGTCAGACACCTGCTGTGGAGTATAGAACTCACCTGCCTTCTTTCCGGAACCGGCGGCAAACTGGCCGATCAGATATTCGTAAGCATCGCCCAGCGCATCAACATCAGATGAAAAATCGGCGAGCCCATTGGCGATCTCGGTGATGATGGTGCAGAGTTTAGCGTTGCGATCAGTGTAGGTCCGGCCGAGCTTTTCAGAGCCAAGATTGATTTCGGAGAAAAGCCCACCGAACGTGCTCTGGAAGGACTCGTTCTCGATATACTTGAAGCCTGCTTGCAGGGTATTCAGCAGATCGTCACTCTGGGTGCGCGCCATGTGGGCGATGCTGGTCCAGAGGTGTTCCGGCTTGATGACGTAATGTGCCTTGCGCCGCATCTGCTTTTCAAACTCGGCAGCATCGTCGGGATTGCGGCTATACCATAGCTGCAGCGGTGTCGTGATCTCAGGCGGTCCTGCATCCCGAGGCTCAAAGCTGATGTCGTCGATACTGCGAGCCTTCTCCCAAGCTTTTGACACCCTCTGCGCAGCTTCGGCCTTTCGGGCTGCAAACCGGGCTCGCTCAGCGGCAACGTCTGCGTCGCTTGGGTAATCATTACCCAGTTCCCGCTTCGCCGCCGACTCGTAGTTGTCCGACAGGTAGCGCAGAAATAGGAAGGACAGCATGTAATCGCGGAAATCGTCCGCGTTCATCGCCCCGCGCAGCGTGTCGGCGATGTTCCAGAGCGTCTTGCCCAGTTGCTTTTGGATTTGGTCGTTCATTGTGCTGGTGCTTCCAGGGGGACGGGCGCAGGCGCCGGGGCGTGATGCGGGGCCGGAGCGGCGCCCGGCAGGTGAAACTCGAACCGCGTGACGAACTCCCGCAGAATACGGCGAAACAGTTCTTTGTTGTCCTCGCCCATCTCCGTGGGTTCATGGATGGCATAGGCCCCGTGGCTTAAAAGGTTCAGGGCACGATTGAACAGCGCCCTGTCTACGTCTGTGTCGAGAGCCTTCAGGCAAAAGGCAATGCTCGGATGACCGAAGAACGATGCCGTCTTCTCCATGACGCTGCGCAGGGCATTGAAGTGGAAGGTGTAGAGCTTGCCCTTCTTAGGATCAGCCGCGCGCTGCAATTCGGCGAGCGTCGCAACATGGTGAAAGAAGGGCGTGTCTTCCGTCGCCTGAAGCGTGTAGGTCCCGTCCCCACTTGGCCGGTGCAAAAAATAGCGCCGATGGTCGACCGAAGGGGCGTCATCAATCTTCCGGCCGACTTCGTTGCACATGACGTTGAAGAACAGCGCATGGTGCGAAGAGAAGATCACCTTGATCGGGGCAGGCTTGCCCTCGGCGTCTTTCCGTGTAGCCGCCCGGCGGAGGAGCTTGGAAAGGTCACAGGCCACGGAAATCGCGTTGTTGTCGTCCAGTGACGAGATCGGGTCGTCGATATAGAGGTACTTCTTCCCCTGATAGGATTCATGCCCATCCAGCATCCGTTCGCAGATGGCCATGAAGATGCACCAGATGAAGATGTTCTGTTCGCCCCGCGACACCTTGATGTTGGCCTCGCCGCCCTTGCGGAAGCTGACGAAATCCGGCTTGGAAATGGTATCCTTGCCCTGCTGAACTTCCTTGTAGGTGAAGTCGAACTCGAAGTCGGCGTAGCGCGAAAGGTAGCGTGCGATGGTCTCGTCCAGCGCGAGTTCCGTCATCGCATTGAAGAATGATGACTTTTCGCTCAGTTGAAGACGACGCACGCTGTCGCCTTCGAGGTCGTTTTCCCAGACGAAGAGATCCTCGGTGAAAGCATTGAAATAGAGCGTGTCGGGCGTTCCGGTTGGGTTCTTCTTGTTCTTGCGCTTGCCTGCGTCCTTGAACTCCATCGACAGCCGGGTCTTCCCGGTGCGGTTATAGGCATAGATCAGGACCAGCGAGAGCGGCTTCGTCGGGTTGTTCAGATCGTCACGAAGCCGGCCCACCAGAGTTTTCAGGTTCTTGTAGGTGCTCAT